TCGGAGCTTACGTACCAACTAAAGAAATGGGAGGAGGTTCTGGACTCAAATACGCAGCAAGTACGATCATTTATCTCAGCAAAAAGAAAGAAAAGGATGGAACGGAAGTGGTCGGAAATATTATCAAGGCTAAGACTGCTAAATCGCGTTTGAGTAAAGAAAATAAGGATGTCGAGATTCGTTTGTTTTATGATGAGCGTGGTCTTGATCGATATTATGGTCTTCTTGAACTCGGTGAGATTGGTGGACTTTGGAAAAACGTAGCGGGACGTTATGAGATTGAGGGTAAAAAACTTTATGCTAAACAGATTCTAAAAGAACCTGAAGTATATTTTACCGAAGAAGTAATGCAAAAATTGGATCAAATCGCACGTAAGGAATTTAGTTATGGAGAAAGTTGAGTTTCTAATTCTTAGAAACCTATTACACGATGAAGAATATTTAAGAAAAGTATTGCCATTCATTAAAAATGAATATTTTGATGATTCTGAACAAAAGATAGTATTTGAAGAAATAACAAAATTTGTGTTGGAATATAATAATGTTCCAACTAAAGAAATACTTTGTATTGAGATTGAAAAGAGAATAGATATAAATGAAGACCAGTTTAAAAAATTAATTCATTTAGTATCAAGTCTTGATAGTATTGTAGTAGAAAAAAACTGGTTATTAGATACCACAGAAAAGTGGTGTCGTGATCGTGCCATTTATTTGGCACTTATGGAATCTATTCATATTGCTGATGGAGATGATAAAAAATCTCCAGACGCTATTCCATCAATACTCCAAGATGCTCTTGCGGTAAGTTTTGATAATCATGTTGGACATGATTATCTTGAAGATTACGAAAAACGTTATGAATCTTATCATAAAAAGGAAGAAAAAATTGAATTTGATCTTGAATATTTTAACAAAATTACAAAAGGTGGGATCCCTAACAAAACTCTTAATATCGCTCTTGCTGGTACGGGTGTCGGCAAGTCTCTATTCATGTGCCATGTTGCTAGCTCCGTCTTGCTCCAAGGGAGGAACGTTCTGTACATTACGTTGGAAATGGCAGAAGAACGCATTGCTGAAAGAATTGACGCGAATCTCTTGAATGTTCCTATTCAAGATATCGTCAATCTTCCAAAACAAATGTTCGAAAGTAAGGTGACAAATCTTGCAAAGAAGACTCAGGGAACTCTAATCATTAAAGAATATCCAACTGCTTCAGCACACGCTGGACATTTTAAATCTCTTCTTAATGAACTTTCTCTTAAGAAGTCTTTCAAACCAGATATTATCTTTATCGATTATTTGAATATTTGTGCTTCTAGTAGATATAAGGGTAATAGTAGCATTAATTCTTATACTTTTGTAAAAGCAATTGCAGAAGAACTTCGTGGACTTGCAGTGGAGTTTAATGTTCCTATTGTAAGTGCTACTCAGACAACTCGTTCTGGTTATGGTTCTTCTGATGTGGAACTGACTGATACCTCGGAATCATTTGGTCTTCCTGCCACTGCTGACCTGATGTTTGCTCTGATTTCTACAGAAGAACTTGAAGGACTTGGACAGATTCTTGTTAAACAACTTAAGAATCGTTATAATGACCCTACCATTCATAAGCGTTTTGTGGTTGGTATTGATCGTGCTAAAATGCGTCTTTATGACTGCGAACAATCTGCTCAACAAGATATCCTTGACAATGGGAAAGATGAAGAGTATGATTATGAGGAAAAGAAACCTAAGAAAACTTTTGAGGGATTTAAATTCTGATGACTGATAAAAAAGTAATTGATTCTGACAAATACATTGATTTTGTTCGTCAAACTACAAGTCCAGCAAGTAGTGACTTTGCTCAACTTCTTTCACGAATGACTGAACTTGAAGCAAAACATGATGCTGATGTTCCTCGTCTTTTGACCGCTGCTCTTGGTATGACTGCAGAAGCTGGTGAATTTACTGAGGTTGTAAAAAAAATCGTTCTTCAAGGTAAGCCTTATATTGAAGAAAATGTCTTTCATATGAAGCGTGAGCTTGGTGATATTTGTTGGTATATTGCTCAAGCTTGTATGGCACTTGATACCAACTTCCGTGAGATTATGGAAATGAACTATGAGAAATTGAGTGCTCGCTACCCAGAAGGAACGTTTGACGTATATAGAAGTGAAAACCGTGTAGAGGGTGACCTATGACTAAAGAAAAACAAGTAACACTTAAACTTGATACTCGTACCGCTGCAGCAGTCCGACAAGTTTTATTTGATGCCCAAAAAGGATATACTTATGATGAAGTAAGTGTTCCTCCTCGTGTGACTGATATTCGTGAGGTAATTGGGCAACTTGATGATAATATTGGCGCTGTTTTTGGTGCTTGAATTTGACTCCTTCGGGAGTTTTTTTGTTTTATAAATAAATAAAAAAGTATTCGTAAAAAAAATGTCTAGAATTACTGGAAAACAAGCTCTTGGACTTTTTGAGGCTTATCAAGCAGTATATGCTCCCCAAGAATTATCTGAAGAACAGATTTGGGAAGAAGTGGAAGAGTGGGTAAATTCACTTCTAGAAGAAGGATATGACCTAAGTGGTTATACTTGGGAAGATATGTATGATGCTTATATTGAAGAAGCGAGAGCAGAAGGTGTAAAACCTTATAAAGCAGGACCAACTCAAGCAGATGTAAGAGCAAATGCTGCTGCTGCTCGTCAAAAGCACGTTGCAGGTGCTTCTGGACAAAAAGGTTATGGACCTGAAGATAAGTTTAAGAGTGATTGGAAGCTAAGAGCAACTCCATCTTCGACAAGTAAGAGAAAAGATGGAACTATTGAAACTGTTTCTCAGAGAATGGATAGAGAAAAGCCTTATGCTACCAGACCATTTTCTCCATTGTTTACAAAACAAGGAAGTCGCACTGCTTCTGCCGTAACAAGAACGATTGAGGGTCCAGGAGAACCACAAGCAGTCACAATGCCTAGAAAAGGTAGAGGTGAAAAACCAAAACTTTCTAGAGAAATTATCCGTAAGGAGCACGTAGATGTTTATGATGTAGTTCTTTCCCATCTTCTTGGTGAAGGATATGCTAATTCGGTTGAATCTGCAGAAGCAATTATGGTAAATATGAGTGAGCAGTGGATTGAAAGTATTCTTGGTTGATTTAAACTAAACCAAATTTATATCCCCCCCTTTTCTAAATATAAGAAAGGGGGGATTTTTTTATGGCCACTGGGCAACAAATTGGCGAATATTTTGAAAAATCTTTTGAGTTTCACTTATCATCTCTATATAATATCGCAAGTTCGACAAACTTAAATATAGAAGCTGTTAATTTAGGTCTCACTTCAGCAGAAAAATTAAAAATAGATAATGAATCGAATGATACTGCAATAAGAGTAAAAGCAAAACTCTCACAATATTATGACATTGCTCCAAGTGTAATACGTCAAGTTCCAAAAAATCCAAAAACAAGTAAATTTTTTACTAAAATATATTCTGAATTTGATGACAGCAATCCATCTGATATTCTTTTAGAATATTCAAGTAAAAAAATTCCAGAAGAAAAATATTTTGGAGTATCTTTAAAACGAACTGCTAAAAATACAAAAACAGTAAAAGCAAATCTTGGAGTCACTGATATTTTGCAGTTGTTTGGAAAAACAGGAAATGTTACAAATTGGGCGTCAAATTTTTTATATGATCAATTTGCAAAAAAAATTGTTCAAGATAGAAAGAATGATGTAGAAACAAATTATATTAATTATGGATTGACAAATACCCCAAAAAATCATTTTTCTACTTCATCTTCCGCCAAATGGTTTAATGCGCAATTCGTTAGATCTTTGCCTAAAAATAAAATTCTATTTCAAAATGATGCAATACAAATAAAAAATAATTATGTTAATTATTTCGAACAAGAACTCAACAAATTATCTCAAGATACACTAAAGAAATTTATAATTGAAGATGCATTAAAAGAGGTTTCTTTGCCTTTATATATTGTTGCTAAAAGTTCTGGAGGAATATTTTCATCATATAGTACAAATAAGATATTAGATATTGCATCTTCAGACATTGTGGTGAATACTAGAAAAACGCCGCAGGGAGGAACTAGAATAATACTGAAGAGAAAGCAGGGTGTAGATAGTATAATTGAGATAAGAATAAAATTTTCATCTGGTCAAGATATGACTAGTCCGATAAAAGTTGAGATCACTTAGATGGATAAATACCTATAAACCACTATAAGATGAAAAGATTTTCTCAATTTATATTAGAAGCAAAAGAAACCAGGGCATCTGAGCAAGCTAAGAAACTTGGTTTGGTTGGTGATGGGCACGGGGATTGGTATAACTCCCAGGGAGAATTTGTTGCTAAAACTGTCGATGGGCAGTTGAAGTTTTTTAATAAAGGACAAAGAATTGGATTAAGAGATATTCCACCAAAATCTGGACAAGGAAGAGGAGCAGCTGCTACGGCACAACAGCAAGTATCTCCACAACAAACTCAAGGTCAGCAAATTTCTCCTCAAAGAATACCTATTGGACAAGAGGAGCAAATGCCTGCGGATGATGAGTTTTTAACAATTGTTCTTGCTAAATTTAATCCACCATCAAAAGAGCATAAAAAATTATTTACTACTGCAAAAAGAGTTTCTTTGGGTGGAGAAGTAAGAGTTTATCCATCTAGAACTCAAGATAATAAATCTAATCCATTATCTGCAAATAGAAAAATTTATTATTTGAAAATGATGTTTCCTGAAATTAAAGATGATATTGTAAATAATCCAGAAATTAAAACAATATTTGATGTGCTAATTGCAGGAAATGAAGATGGATATTCGAATGTAAATATTGTTGTTGGGTCTGATCGCCAAGCCGAAATACAAAATTTAGCAAATAAGTATAATGAAAAATTTTATCAGTACAATGAAATAAAAGTAATTCCTACTGGAAATTTTGATACAGAAAAGGATGTTTCGGGAATTTCTTCTGGTATGATGAGAAAAACTGCTGCAGATAATAATTTTAGAGAATTTAAAAGAGCCGTTACTAAAAATGTTGATGACCTTGATGCTAGAAAATTGTTTAACGAGCTCAGGAAAGCAATGGGATTTAAAGAAAATGTTAAGGAAAATTATAATCTTTGGGAAATTGCCCCAGAATTAGACTTTAAAAATTTAAGAGAAAATTATATCCAAAATAAAATTTACAAAATTGGAGATATTGTGGAAAATGTGAATACTGGTCTGGTAGGTAAAGTTATACGTAGAGGAACAAATTATTTGATTTGTGTTACTGAAGAAGATGTTATGTTTAAATCCTGGATAAAAGATATTGTTGAGTACAATGAAGTTAAAATGGATAGTTTAATGAGGGATAAAA